CCTGCGGTTCTCGGTCTCGGTTGCGCGATAGCGAACGTGCAGGAAAGGACGCTTAGCGTTCTTGCCAAGAATTTGGTCATACACGGTGGTGGAACCTGCGGGAACCAACAGACCGGTTACAGTGCCGGTAGCGGTAGAAGCAGTTGACAGGCCGCCACGCATGGTCGGGTCGTTCAGGTATTTCCAGTCAGACTTGTAGAAGTCATAACCACGACGGAATCCGCTGAAGCCGAGGTTCAGAGCCATGTCGGTGTCGTTGTCGAACAGACCGAAGGAAGCAGCATTGGATGCACCAGAGCCGTTGAAACCGTTCAGGGTAGCCAGCATATCGTCGATGTCGAAGCTGAAGTTCCTGTTCACGAAGATTACGTTCTCTTCAATAGAACCCTGCTTGTCAAGGCGAGATACGATGCTGTCGAAATCAGCCAGAGTGGTGGGGTTACCACCGCCCCATACGTTGCCACGGTTGTTCACCACGTAGAAGATACCTTCTGAGCCTTTATTACCGGCTTCAGCGTAGGTAGTCTGAGTGGTTACACCGGAACCGGTTTCTGCGGGAACGGCTTCAATCATCGCAGTCTCAAGGTAGTCCTCGAAACGCAGACGAGTCTCGTGCTCGCTCTTCAGGTACCAAAGGTAACCAGAAGTACCAAGCTCAGACGTTACTTCAACCCAACCGATTTGAGCAGTGTCAGAACCGTTGATGCTGTACTTGTCTTTGATGATAATCGGGCTGTTGCTGAACTTCTGGAAACCAGAATCGATAGAACCCTGCATACCAGCAGAACCCTTACCAAATTCAGAACCGAATACGAATACTTTCAAGTCGGGATTGGTACCAGCGGCAACGAAAGAAGCGGGCCACGTAGCAGCATCGTAAGGGAAAGCCTCGATGGTGTTGGTGGTAACGCTCTTAACGAAAGCGCGAACCGTGTCGTAACCTTTGGCAACAACGATAGTTTGGTTAGCGCGGATAGCGTGGTTAGCAATCGTAATGGTGTTATCGGTGCGATCGTTTACCGTAGCGATAACAGCGTCATCGTAAGCTACGTGAAGACGACCTTGCTCGGTCCATACAACCTCGTCAGAGGCCATAGGCATTTCAGCACCAACCATACGCAAGAACGCAGAAACGGTACGGTTTCCGTAACGCTCTACTTCTTTTTCGTAAACCTCAGGAAGGAATTGCTTCGTGAAGTTGAAATCATTGTCTCCAATTGACAAGTAGTTCTTATCAAAAAGGGTTTTAGTGGGAGAAGGAGTCAATCCAGCAGGATATGCTCCACCATTAACAAAACTCATATCTTAAATTTTTAGGAGTTTATTATTATTTATTGAACTTAACTCGAAGCTTAGAGCTGCTTTCACCAGAGACAGCGCGGACTTGAACACCACCAACTTGAGATACTCCCTCGTGTTGGCCTCTTGGATTCATATCCACGTTTTTAGACCTAGTAATACTATCTTTGATAGCATCAGCTTTGCCTTGCTCATAAAAGTGACTAGCTATAGCGTCAGCATTCATAGCGGTGAACAATGCTTTGTGATATCCCTTAGCGTCTTCAATAACGTTCTCTTTGTTTAGAAACTTTCTAACGAAGTTATTGATGTCGCTCTGGGTATTTTTAACATCATTCGCGTTGCGAACATTGAACCTATATCTTTTATCGCCAACACTGTATTCAAAACCTTTGAAATCGCTGGTGAAGACCTCGTCGGTCTTCTTTAAAAAGACATTTTTCTGTTGTTCAACAGTTTTAGCTACACTCTCTTGCTCTTTGTTGTAGCGGTTAAAGAAATCTACGGCCTTTTGTTGTTCTTGAGTTAATCTAGAACCGGCTTTCAATTCTGCATAGTAGCGTTCTTTCATTTGAGAAAGATGCTTCTTTGCGGCACTAGCTTCTTCTTTAAAAGCCAGTTTCTTTCTTTTTACTTCGATTTCATCATCAAGGTCACTATCAAAATGAAATCTATCCTCGATAAGGAAACCAATCTCTTCATCGTTAAGATGTGGTTTGGTTTGCTTATAGTATTCTTTAACAAGTTGCATCTCGTTAAGCTTTTCAACATCTTGATTTAGCTTAACGTAGTCTTCTATAGTGCCACCTGTTTCGTTTATGAAGTCAACTAATTTCTGTACGTTTTCCGGAAGTTGAACCTGAGGAGTAGCTTCTTGGGCAACAACTTCGTCTTTAACCGGTTCTTCTACGGTGATTACAGGTTTAGTTTCTTCTTCGCTAGTTATTTCCTCTATTTGGAACGCTTGGCCGCCTTGTACATCTTCGCCGGACTGCAGGTCTTCGACATCTTCGCCGGACTTGACGTCTTGTACATTTTCATCGGGCTGTGCTTGCTGCACATCTTCATCGGGCTGCACCCGCATGACTTGGTCGCTTGTTTCATCTGTTGACTTGTTTGATGGGATAAATACGCGTATAACGCCATCATCGGGTTTGGCATCATCTTGTTTTTGAATTTCTTCACTCATAAAATAAAATATTAAAAAATTCTATAGTTAATATATCACTTAGGTTCAAAAGAACCTAATTTGAAGTCGCCGCTAATAATATCATTACCAGCTGATTCAAAATCTTTAGGACCGCTACCAGTCATTCTCTGGTCAATTAGTTCGCTTTGTTGTGAGGCTTGCATTTTTGCTCTTTGGTCCTTTCTATCTTCTTTAAAAGATTCTTTTTGCTTATAAACTTCTGCTTCAGCATTTTTCAAGCGCATGTTCAAGTCAAACTCAAACTGCATTAATTCTTTCTTTGCTTGCTTTTCTTCTTGTAGTCTTCTTGATTCCAAAGAAGACTTTATTTGCTCTAACTGCATTTTAGTGCTAGCTTCAATTTGAATCTTCTGAGCCTCTGTTGCTGCCACGGCTTGCTGCGTTTGTGCGTTGGCTTGAGCTTGGGCTTGAATATTCTGCTGTGCTATTTGTTGGTCACGCTGAAGTTTGCGCTTTCTTCTAATTTTTAGAAGTTGATTAGCCAACTTAACGTTTCTAACCTCTCTGATGTCAATCGCATCTTCAAGGTCAATGGTTTGCTGAGCGAGCGCTACTTGAATATTGTTTTCCAACATTTGTTTTTCTTCTTCGTCTGGCATTATATCAATGAAAATACCAAAGTCATACAAATGTAAGTTAGAAATCTCATCCATAGTAGCTACATTGTGAGCTCCTATGGCTTGAACAAACGCTTCTCTAGTTGGTGAGTATTCCAATACGTCAGAAACACGCAGTGAGATTTTCTCTGCAAGGTCAGCGGTCAAGAATAAACCCGCTTGAAGTATGTGTCTCGTGGCGGTATTTGAGTTAGCGGCAGCTAGCTTTTGTACTCCCACCAATGCGTTTCTGTCTGGAGTAGAACCGTCTCTGGCTTCGTTAAGACCAGTAACATCTCTTATCATTTGCAAGTAATAGTTATACGTACTAATGAGTTGAGGTATTTTATTACCTCCAGAACCAGATGTTATTTCTTGAATAGGTACTTTACCTGGGTTCATATCTCCGTCAGAGGTAAATGAACGACCAACAACACTACCTGTTTGGAAGAACATGTTAAGTGCTTCTTGAGGATTGTAGTTGGTTCCGTTACCAAGGTCGATTTCAGCCAGACCATCAACGTCTAGGTAGATACCATCAGGAACCAATCTAGATAGAACCTGCTGCAGTTTAAGGTGCGTTAGTTGAATCATATCGGCAAATCCAGTTATTCTAGAAACCAATGATTCAATTCTTCCTTTGTACATTCTTGGCGCGACAACACTGTAGTTCATTTTAACTTTAGTGTAATCACTCTTTGGTCTAAGAACGTTCTTAGCCATTTCCCACTTCAAAAGCTTTTCCGTTCCAACAACAAAAACACCTTCGTACAAAACCTCTATAGACCTAGATATCTTAGAGAACTGCTCAAGAACATCAGCAGGAGGGTTAAACAAATCATCCTTAATAATTATCTTACTAGCACCAGTTGCTGTTTCTTTAATCTTGTATACCTCGTTAGCGTAGGTTTTAAAATTGAAGTAAAGTAATTGCACGGTGTTAGAGTCAATCTCATTGTGACCGCTAACTCCGCTACTTCTTACTCTGTTGTTTTGGATACCTTGCGATATTATGTCTTTAAGTTCTTCATCATTGAGTTCTGGAAACTGCTTCTTCAACTCATTGATTGGAATAGTCTTAAGTTCACCAGCATAATAAATATCCTCAA